CTGATCGAGGCGCTGCAGGATCAGAACATCTTCCGTTCCCTCGCCCGCGTGATCAGCACGTCCAGCGGCGAACGGAAGATTCCCGTGGTCGCGTCCAAGGGCACAGCCGCGTGGATTGACGAGGAGGCTGCCTACCCCGAGAGCGACGACGCCTTTGGTCAGGTGTCCATCGGCGCGTATAAGCTGGCCACCATGATTAAGGTCAGCGAGGAATTGCTCAATGATTCCGTGTTCGACGTGGCTGGGTATATCGCCCGGGAATTTGCCCGCCGTATCGGCGCGGCGGAGGAGGAAGCGTTCTTCACCGGCAACGGCACGGGCAAGCCCACTGGCATTTTGGCGGCCACCGGCGGCGCGGAAACGGGCGTAACGGCGGCCAGCGCCGCGACGGTCACCTTCGACGAGATGATGGACTTGTTCTATTCCCTTCGCGCACCTTACCGCCGCAATTCCGTGTTCATCATGAACGATTCCACGGTCAAAGCCCTGCGCAAGCTCAAGAACGGCAACGGGGACTACCTCTGGACGCCTTCCGTCACCGCCGGTACGCCGGATACCGTGCTGAACCGGCCCGTGTACACCTCGACCTTCATGCCCGCGCTGGCGGCCAGCGCCAAGAGCATTCTGTTCGGCGACCTGGGCTATTACTGGGTAGCCGACCGTGAAGGCCGTTCCTTTAAGCGCCTGAACGAGCTTTACGCGCCGACCGGTCAGGTAGGCTTCCTGGCTTCCGAGCGCGTGGACGGCAAGCTGATCTTGCCTGAGGCCGTCAAAGTCTTGACCATGAAAGCCTAAACCGTCAACTATGAAAGCCTAAACCATCAACCGGGAGGGCGTGATCGCGCGTCCTCCCTTTTATAAGGAGGGCTCTGTATGAGCGTACCGAGTTCGGAAATCCAAACGTCAGATCAGACGCACAACACCCATAACTACTTCGCTCACGGCGGGAATGAGCTCGTGATCGGCGGGAAACTGACTCTTCTTTCTACCGCTGAGTTGGACGACAGCGAAGGCATCCTCGGTTCGGGCGGCACCATTGCGGACTACCAGGAAGCCAGCACCGCGACGACCATCGCGCTCCTGAAAGACGATTTCAACGCCTTGCTGGTTAATCTCAAGAACGCCGGGCTGATGCAAGCGACTCAGGTAAAATGACGGGCGGTGATGCTGAATGGTCGTAACCGTCGCTGAGGTAAAAACACATCTTCGCATCCAGTACGATGAGGAGGACGCTTACCTCGAAAACCTGATCACGCAGGCGCAGGCCACCGCTGAGGATTTCTGCCGGGTTTCCTTTGAGGATGCTGCAGCAGAGCCTGTGCGGTTGGCCGTGCTGCTCATGGTGAGCTTTTATCATGAAAACCGGGACAATCCGGATCAGCAGGCGTATGCGGCCATGCGCACAGCCTTTGAAAACCTGCTGTACCCTTATCGGGACACAGACAAGATGTTCTGACGGAGGTGAGAGCGCTTGCGCGGCTACAAAACATTTGAGGCGAACCCGCATCCGGGAGAGCTTCGGCATCTGGTGGAGATCGGGTACACAGAAAACGTGATTAATGAGAACGGCTATCCGAACCCGACGGACGTGGTCGTGTGCAAGGTCTGGGCCGCCGTAACCGATGCGGGCAACCAGCACTACCGCGCCGCCGACCTGATGAACAGCGAAGCCGTGCTCAACTTTACCGTCCGTTATCGGGAGGACGTGAAACCCGGCATGTGGGTGCGCTTCCGGGACGAAAAGTGGCAGATCTCCACGCTGGGCGAGTATGAATTTAAGCGCGCCTATCTGGGTCTGAAAGCGTCCATCGCCAAGGGGGTGAGCGGGTGAAACAAGTGCAAGCCGCCCTCTCCGGCATTGGTATCCCCGTGTACGCGGGCGTATGGCGGGCAACTTCGGCCAATCAGAATCCGCCGCCGCAGTATGCGGTGTACTCCACGGTCACGACCGAGGACGCCCATCAGGACGATCATGTCGTTTCCCGCCGCACCTATGTGTACCTGAATCTTTGGAGCGACGACGACCCGACCGATATGGCGGGTACCCTTCGGAGCGCCATGTATGCGGCAGGATTCGCCATGATCGAGGAAAGCGATAAGGGGTACAATCAGCCGGGCTATGATACTGCCACGCGCCAATACACCGTGCAGTGGACATGGTGCCTGCGAGAGGATGTGATCACAGATGCCCCTTGAAACACAGGGCTTTGGCGATCTGCAAAACGACCTGACTAACATGGCCGCCGAGATGGAGTTCGGTCCCGGCGTGAACCGGGCGCTGCAGGCGGGCGCGAAGCCCATCGAGGAGCAGATGCTCCGCAACGCTTCCTCTAACCCCAAGATCATCACGGACGCGCTGCATTCGTCTATTCATACCGGCAGCGTGAAAAAGCGCCGGATGGGTGGCAAGGCCATCACTGTTGGCGTGCACCGGAAAGAAAAGGGCGCATTTTATGCCACGCCTGTGGAGTATGGGCACGGCGGTCCGGCTCCCGCGCCCGCGCATCCCTTTGTGCGCCCGGCTTTTGACACGAGAGTGGAGGAAGCCTATGACGCCATCAAACAAGTCCTTCGGGACGAACTGAGCAAATAAAGGAGGGTTTATCCTATGCCTACTACGGCTTCGCCCGCTGTGTCTTCCACAGTGGGTCTCAAAAATGTCGTGCTGGCCCCGCTGACCGTGGACACCGAGGAAACGATCACCTATGGCACGCTGCAAGCGGTCGCGGGCGCGATGGAAGCGTCCATTACCCCGGAAAACGCTGATCCGGACGTCCAGTATGGTGATGACGTCGAGCTGGACGTGCTGTATCCCGATCCTGAACTGACCTTCAAAACCAAAATGGCGGACATTCCGCTGGTCATTCAGGAAATGGCGTTCGGCAACAAGATTGACGATAATGGCGTACTGGTGCGCACCGCGTCCGACAAGCCGCCCTATTTCGCCATTGGCTTCAAGTCGGAAAAGTCCAACGGCAAGTTCCGCTATATCTGGCTGTACAAGGTTCGGGCCAAGCCTGTCACCGAAAACTACGCCACCAAGGAAGGCGGCACAATCACGCGGCAAACAGGAGAGGTAGAGTGGACGTGCATCAAGCGCACCCATGACGGGCGCTATCAGGCGGTGGCCGACGAGGACGAAAACGGGTTCACCGCCGTCAAGGGCGCGACGTTCCTGCAAACCGTCTACGAGCCGACCTTCACGGCCACTCCGTAATAAGCAGCCGCCGCGTGGAGAGCTTCTGCGCGGCGGTATTCTTTTGATGAGGAAGGGAGCAAGCCAATGATTACCTGTACCTTAGGCGAAAGGAAGTACATGGTGGACTTCATCTCCGGCAGAGCCTTGCGCGAGATGGAACCCGCCGCGAAGATGTATGGCAAAATCGTCGCCATCTCCAACGCGGCCCTGAAGGGCGAAACGGTTCCGGATACGGAGCAGCTGACCATCAACGACGCAATGGACGTCATGATCAAGTGGTTCTGTCTGCTGTTCCAGAATCAGTTCACCCCGGATGAAGTGCTGGACGGCTATCCTGTGGATCGCCTGATGCACGATATCGCGTTGGCGCTCATGGCGGTGCAGAGCCAGACTACGGAGATTCTTTCTGCTTTCCCTACGAAGGCGGCGGCAGTGATGGAGACGGAAGCGACGAATCCTCCGGCCTGACGCTGCCAGACTTCATCTACAGCACCTACAATTCGCTTCTCGAAGGCGGCTGGCGTATGGCGGAGATCGATCAGATGGACATGCTGGGCTTTCTCAAAATCCGGGCGTGGAACGCGAAACGGGAGCAAAAGAAGAAAGAACCAAGGCACGCCTTCATTGACGAAGCGTGGCCGACCGTAGCGCCGTAAAGGCGCTTTTTACATTTTGAAAGCTGGTGAGCATCCATGAGCGAGACGCTCCGCGATCTGGTGGTATCGCTTTCGCTGAACAGCGATAACTTTACTCGGAACCTGAAATCCATCAGCCGCCAGATCCAGGAGGCGGAGTCCTCGTTCAAGCTGGCCGCAGCCGGAGTGGACAACTTCGAGAAATCGACGGAAGGTCTGTCCGCGCGGCTGACGACCTTGGAGCGTAAGCTCTCCCTGCAAAGAAGCGCTGTCGAACAGTACCAGCGGGCGCTGACGCAGGCAAACAGTAAGCTGACGGAATGCTATAACCGGCAGAATGACTACAACCAACGCCTCACGGACGCGAAAACCAAACAGGCACAGCTGAAGCAGGAAGTATCCAACGCCGCGACCGCTTACAACCGTTATAAGACCACGTTGGGCGACGCGGACTCCGCGACCATCGCCTCCAAACAGAATCTCGATGCGCTCAAAAAAGAATATAAAAATGCAACGGTCGACGTCAAGAAACTGGAAGGGCAGAACACCGCGCTGACCAAGTCCACGCAGAACGCCGCCGACGCGGTGAGCGCCGCGCAGACTAACCTGAACAACGCCCGCGCCGCCGTCAAGCAGACGCAGGCGGATATCGCTTCCTGTAATAAGGAATTGGCGACAGCGGCTTCGCGCTGGACAACAGCGGGGAAATCGCTGACGGAGTTTGGCAAGAAAGCCGATACCCTCAGCAAGTCCATGGTCAAGGTGGGCAGAACGCTCACCACCACGGTGACGACGCCTATTGTGGCGCTGGGCACGGCGGCGATTAAAGCGAGCATTGACTACGAGAGCGCCTTCACGTCCGTTCGCAAGACCGTGGACGCGACAGAGCAGGAGTTTTCCTCGTTGTCTGATTCCATTAAGGAAATGTCCACGCAGGTGGCTTCCTCCGCGTCGGATATCGCGGAAGTTACCGCTGTGGCCGGTCAGCTGGGCATCCAGAACGATCACCTGATGGAATTCACCCGCACGATGATCGACCTTGGCAACAGCACGGATATTGTCGCCAGCGACGCCGCTTCGACCCTTGCCAAGTTCGCCAACGTCATGAACATGGATCAGAGCCAGTTTGAGAACCTCGGTTCAACGCTGGTTGACCTGGGCAATAACTACGCCACGACCGAATCCTCCATCATGGAACTGTCCATGCGTCTGGCGGGCGCGGGTCATCAGGTGGGGCTGTCGGAAGCGCAGATTCTGGGCTTTGCCACGGCGCTTTCCTCCGTAGGCATTGAAGCGCAGATGGGCGGCTCGGCCTTTTCCAAGGCGTTGGTCAAGATGGAGGTCGCCTCCGCGACGGGCGGACAGGCGCTGGAGGACTTCGGCAAGGTGTCCGGCATGACCGCCGCGCAGTTCAAGTCTTTGTGGGACAGCGATCCCGCCGCCGCGTTTCAGGCGTTCATTGTGGGCCTTTCCCAAATGGACGACGAGGGCGAAAGCGCCATCGCCACCCTGCAGGAGATCGGCATCTCGGAGGTTCGCCTGCGGGACACGCTGCTCCGCGCCACCAACGCGACGGAGCTCTTCTCGAAAACGCAGGTCACCGCCACCAGCGCATGGAAAAAGAACACCGCCCTGTCCGTCGAAGCGGGCAAGCGTTATGCCACCACAGAGAGCAGGCTGAAAAACCTCAAAAACACAGCGGTGCTTTTCGGTCAGCAGATCGGCGACGACTTGAATCCGACCATCCAGAGCCTGATCGACGGCGCGAACGACCTGCTGGAAAAGTTCATGGGGTTGGACGAATCCCAGCGAATGCAGATCGTCAAGTTTGCGGCGGTCGCCGCAGCGGCGGGACCGGTCATCCTGATCTTCGGAAAGCTGAGCAAGGGCGTAGGTATTGTTTCCACCGGCATCGGCAAGTTTGCCACGGCGGTGGGCAAAGCGGGCGGCGGCTGGAAGGGATTCCTGTCCGTGCTCGGTTCTTCGCCCGCCGTCTGGCTTGCGGTCGCAGCCGCCGTGGTCGCGGGCACGATTGCCTTGGCGGACTACGTTTCCGGCGCGAAGCAGGCGCGGGAAGCCTTAAAAGGCATGGAAGAAACCGCGAAAAGCTGGAAGGATACCGCCGCCGAAACCTTCTATGGTCAGAGCGAGGGACTTTCCTTCTTCGGCATGACGGAAAGCGACTTTAAGCGCGATACGCAGAACGCGAAGACGTGGATGGACGGGATCGTCGGTCTGTGGTCGGATGGCAAGAAGGAAACCGACGACATGATCTCCGGGTGGACAGCGTCCTGGAAAACCATGACGGAATCCACGCGGACGGAGCTGCAAAGCCTCAAGGATACCGCCGATCAGGGCGGATACACCGTTATATCCGATCAGCTGGCCGGGGATATCGCGGTGCTGGACAGCATGGACGCGGAGATCGAGCGTCTGCTCAAGAAAAAGAAGAACAAGAAGCTGACCGACAAGGACAAGCTGCGCCTGCAGGAGCTGATCGACACACGCGAGGGCATTGAGATCAAGTATCACCTGACCGCCGCCGACCCGGATTCCTTTGAGACCATTGGCCAGAAGGTGGCCGCCGAGGTGGCGAGAGCGCAGGCCAAGGGTCAGACGGACGCGGACGTCACGGTGTACGAAAACGCCATGGTCGCTGCCGCCGAGGGGATGGCCACGGTCAACAGTCAGCTGGATTCGCAGTACGACAAGGAGTACGCCGTCATTCAGCTGATGGCGGACGGTACGGAAAAGCGGAACGCGCTGGATCTGCTGAATCAGCAATACAATGAAAACCGTCTGACCGCCGCGCGGCAGTACGCCGAAACGCTGGCGGGCGTGGTCATGCCGGTGTTCAGCCAGCCGGATATCCAGCAGGCCAGCACGGACATTGACACGCTGACGCAGAAGCTGGCGGAGTACAGCGCGGCGGGCGAAAGCGAGAAGCCCGCGCTGCTGGAAGAGATGAATCAGCTGACGGCGGGCATGGACGAAAGCGCCGTCACGGAGTATATCGCGCTGCTGACGCAGGTGCAGTCCCTGCTGGACAGCGGCATGTCGGAGGGCGAAGTCAATGCGCTGTTCCCGGAACTGGACTTTTCAGGCGCGCTGGAGCAGATCGCGGCGATCCAGTCCTTCTTGGGCGGTCGCGAAACGCTGCTGCCCGGCATGGCGTCCATGTTCGGCGAAGCATTGCCGGAGGAAGTCCTCAAAATCGCCACCGATCTGGACATGACGGGCGCTCAGGCGCGGTGGGACGAGTTTGCCTTAAACCCCGGCGCAATCACCACCGAGGCGATTATCTCCGGGTACACCGAGGACGAGCATACGGTTCAGGCGCAGCCCGTGGTCAATGCTTTTGTGTCAGGCTATACCGAAACCCCGGAGGGAGCGAGCACCGCGTCCCTCACGCCGACCGGCATCCTGGCGTATGTGACGAAGTATGCCGAGGTCGTGACCGGCGCGGATGTATCCGGCCTGACCCCGGAGGGCGTCACCGCCATGGTCGCCGCTTATCAGGAGCTGACGGCTGGCGCGGACGTAAGTACGCTTACGCCGGATGAGATCACAGCTTATATCAGCAAATATCTACAATCCAATCATGTGGACACAAGCGGCATCACCCCGGAAGGGCTGACGGCCTTTGTGCTGGCGTATCAGGAGGTGACAGGCGGCGCGTTGACCACGGCGCTTACGCCTACGGACATCGCGGCCATTGTGACGGAATACCTGCTTTCCCAGAACGTCGATCTGTCCAAGGTCACCGAGCCGCAGGTGGACGCTATGGTGAACGCCTACGCTGAGGCGACGGACTGCGACAAGTCCGCGCTCAAAGCCGAAGTTGTTGCCAAGATCACCGCTTACGAGGAAGCGGAGGGCGTTAAAAAGCCCACGTTCATCTCCACGCAGATTTCCATCACGGGTTATGACCTGACGGCCTATCGTCAGTTCATCCGGGACAATCCCGTGGACGTGAACGGGGTTGTGCGTCTGAGCAACGTGTATGAGAACCCGACAGACGCGCTCGTTGACCCGAACGCGACCTTTGTGCAGGAGGGCGTGGAGATTCCCGCCGAGCTGGTCACGCCGGACATGCTGACGCCTGATAAGGTGGCGGTGCTCGACGCGGACGGCACGATGCACATTCTGCTCACGCCGGAGCTGACCGGTTCAGAGGAAGCTGTGGCTGCTATGCGTGAAGAGGTCGCTGAGATGGACGCGCTGGGTGTGACGAGCTTAGGCATGGCGGCGGGCATCCTTCCAGCGACGGTCATGGACATGGTGGATTCCGCCGTGGCGCGGCTCAAGTCCTACGAGCAGACCAAGGACTACGATTGGCTGCAGAAGTTCTGGGCGTCCCTATGGGGCGCGTCTACGGATAAGGGCGTGCTGGACACGTCCATGCAGTCTGACTTCGGCCCGGACAATCTGGCCTCGCTCTCCGCTTACGTACAGGAGATCGTGACCGCTGTGCAAAACGGCGGCGAGGTCAGCGAGGAAGACCTGACCAACCTGAAAACGCTGGTGGAATTTCTGAACGGGCTGGAGCTTACCGGAGTAGGCGAAAACGTCACGGCAGGCATAGGCGAAGCCATGGTGGCGGCGGGCTGGGACACGGACGCGAAGTCCGTCGCGCAGAATCTGGAGAACGCGCTGAACGCGGCGCTGCAGATCCAGTCCCCGTCCGTCCGAATGCACCCCGTGGGCGAGAACGTTGCGGCGGGCATTGGCGCTGGTTTTTCGGACTATAACGCTTCGGCGGACGCAAGCGCGCTGGCAGGCAGGCTGGAAGCGGCGCTCAAGGCTTCCCTGAACCTGCGGCATGTCGGCTTGATGGCCATGGCCGGGCTGACAGCGGGCATCAACGCGGGAAGAAGTGGAGTGATCTCCGCCATGCGCTCCGCCGCCAAGGCCGCCGTCAGCGCGGCGAAAAAGGAGCTCAAGATCGCGTCCCCGTCGCGCGTGTTCCGCGACGACGTAGGCCGCATGACGATGAAGGGCTTCGGGCAGGGTGTGCTGTTGGAAACAAAAGCCCAAGCCAAGGCCATCCAGAACGCCGCACGGTTCCTGACGGGCGAAGCGCAGGAAAGCGCTATCGCGTACTCAAGCAGCGATAACCGAAAAACCTACAACCAGCAGTCCAGCGTGAACCTGTCCGGGAACACCTTCTATGTGCGTGACGAGCAGGACATCTACTCTCTGGCAACGGAAATCGCCACGCTGACGAAAAGGCAGCAGCGCGGGAAAGGGCTCAGAATGGCGTAA